GTTCCGGTTGTCGTCCTCCCCGTTTCCGCGGTGAGATTTACGGCAGTGCTGATGAAGGAGAGAAAGCCCTTGAGGGTTTGCGTTTCAAGAAAGAGGCTGACGGCCGTCTCTATGTCTGGCATGACGTTGAGCGCAGTGACAGTGAATATGTTACAGACCGTTACCTTGTCGTTGTCGATGTCTGCAAGGGTCATACGAAAAATGCTGACTTTGCCGATATTCTTGTCATTGACCGCCTTTTCATGATGGACGGTGAGCCTCCTGTTGTTGCTGCCGAATGGCACGGGCACATCGACATGGACAAGTTGGCATGGAAAGCGATGCAGGTAGCCGCTTACTATAACAATGCGCTGCTTGTGATAGAGAGCAACACGCTTGAGACGAACAACACGAAAGGTGAGGCGGAGTACATTCTAACTCTGATTCATGACGTTTACGGCAAGCAGTTGTATGCCCGCAAGCAGAGCGCCGAGGACATCCGTCAGGGTTTGCCCAGGAAGTTTGGCTTCCACACCAACGCGCTGACGAAGAAAGTGGTGATTTATAATTTGAAAGTTGTGATAAGGGAACGCTTGTATATCGAGAGAGAAGAAGCGTGCCTTGATGAATATCTAACTTACGTTGAGAATGAGAACAATGTGTTTGAGGCCATGGAGGGCTATCACGACGACCGTCTGATGACACGTGCTATAGGCATGCAGGTGTGTTACCATGAGATGGAGTTGCCTCGTGTGGTAGGTCTTGAGCGTTCAAGTCCTTCCGTTTCTCGTTCTGTCGTTTCTGCTGCTACCATAGGCTGATGTCCTTTCATTCGTAAAATCCTCTTTTTATCTTGTATATGATTTCCATTGCGCATCTTGGTTTCATGTAGAACTTTGGTGCCGGTGAGTTGACCACTTTTGCGACGAGCCATGATAGCGCGGACTTCTTGTCCGTTTTTCTGAGTTTTTTCACTCTCTTGTATATTTCCCTGAACATTTCTCGTTTTGTCGGTCTCATAGCCTTAAGTATGTTCCTTCCTTTTGTCATGGCTGACACGACCACTGTCGCCCTTTCTTCCGACACCCAGAATCTTTCGCACGGTGAGTTGACTATTTCTCGTGATATTTTTTCTATGTCGATGTATCCACTGTTGTTCATTACTTCTCTGTATGCTCTGATGAGTTCCTTGTTTCTGTGTTGCGTAAATTCCAAGATGCAGCCCGTGTGTTTCATTCTTCCGTGTTTTATTAAAAGGTGGGGTAAAGTGGTATTTTGTGTGTAAAGTTACAAAAAAAAAGAGCAGGCACAAAAGATAAAAGTCTTGATGATGTTTGCAGCCTTAAATTTGCGTCAACAACTAATCATTTTATTAAAAAATATGGCAGAGAATCAGAACACATCCGTACCGGAGAAGAGTAAGCGCGAGTTGTTCGGTGAGCGTTTGAAGACAAAGTATCCAGACCGTGAGTTTGCTGATGATGAAGAACTATTTGGTCAAATAGACGAGGACTACAACGACTATGACAACCAGATAGGCGAGTACAAAGACCGCGAGAGTAAGTTGGTTGACTTGTTTTCCAAAGACCCTCGCAGTGCGCAGTTCCTTACTGACATGGCAAAAGGTAATGACCCATGGATTTCTGTCATCGAGCGTTTGGGGATTGATGGTGTAACAGACCTATTGAACGACCCCGATAAGCAAGAAGAATATGCAGAAGCCAATAAGAAGTGGGCAGAGCGTTTGGCAAAGGAAAAAGAATTAGAGGAATTGGCACAACAGAACTTTGCAGAAAGCATGGAACGTTTGTCGCAGCGTAATCTTGATGATGAGACCATTGACGCTGCCATGAACTTGATACGCGACATTGTAGATGATGCCGTAGTGGGTAAGTATTCTGACGAGACCATTGACATGGCACTGAAAGCCCTTAACCATGATTCTGATGTGCAGAATGCTCGCACAGAAGGACAGGTTGCAGGACGTAACCAGAAGATAGAAGAACAGTTGCGCAAGCCTAAATCAGGTGATGGGCAGCCGAATCTTGCTGGCAGCAACAATGCGCCTACGCGCAAGCCATCACAGCAAAGTATGTTTGCCCTTGCCGACGAAGCCCGATGATAAAGGAGAACGTACAGGTGGTAGATGCCACACCGATACAACCGACGAAAGGTAGTGCAGGTTTGAGAACGCAGTTGCCCGGTCTTGCTACGACAGTGAGCAACGTGTCGTCTTCGACGGGTGGCATCGGTCGCGGCAGGTATATAGAGAGTGACACCAAGTAATCAACTAAATAATTTTTTTCATTTTTCTAAAAATTTTTAAGCAATGGCAGAAAATGTAAACGTAAGTGCTGGCGGAGCAATCCCCACCACACCCGGAAGTGCCGGCTTGCAGTCGCAAGTTCCCGGTCAGAGTTCCACCGTGAGCGGCCTTGCAGACGCAAGCGGTGGCATCGCACCCGGTAATCTCGTTGAGACAGACATCGACGAGCAGTTATTCCGTTTCCAGAGTGAGGACACCGCTTTGATGTCGCTCATGCTGAAAGCGAAGAAAGTAAAGGTAGAATCTCCTGAGGTTGAGCATTACATGATTGACGAGCAGCGTGCCACGCTGACGGTGAATGCCGCAGTTTCAGCAGGCAGCAGCAACTCTTTCATTCTCCCCTTGGAGAGTAACGACCAGCAGATTCCCCGCGACTATCACACGCTTCTTGTTTGCGGTGTCAGCGGTTATGAGCCCGACGGCAGCACTTTGACTCCCGGCAAAGACCTGATGATTTTTGTTACGGGTCGTGATGCCGCCAGCGGCAATCCGGTATGCCGTGCCGTGAATGGTCCCAAATCGAGTGCTTCTGCACAGTGCAGCACTCCTGCCATTCCTGCCGGCACGAAGGTCAAGCTTCTGGGCAACGCATTGTATGAGACACAGAAGGAGGTTGACCCTGACCTCATCATTCCTCAGCCTTCTCTTGTTTACTTGCAGAAGCGTGGCATGAATCAAATCGTGTCTGACTACTTCGAGGCACAGAAGAAGCACATTCACTTCACTCAGGCCATGATTGCCGAGCAAGCCATTCTGAACTTCAAGCGTGCCGGCAACCGTACGCTTTGGGCAGGTCAGAAAGGTAAGTTGAACGTGAACGTACCAAAACTTGGACAGCAGTTTGTATATTTCACAGAGGGTGTCCGCTGGCAGTTCAAGCGCGAGTTGCAGCACACGGGCAAGTGGAGCATTGAGAAACTGATTGCGCTTGCCAAGTTGTTCTTCACGGGTGAGGACGTTCCCAAGACCGCCCTTCTTCTTGCTGGCAAGAATCTTCTGGAAGAGATTCAGTGCATTGACTTCTCTAAGCATCCTGAGATTCAGATTATCTCCAAGCAGAATCCTATCGGCTGGAGTGTTACGAGCATTCACACCGTATTCGGCGACATCGACATCAAGCGTGAGCCAACTCTTGACACTCTGGGTTGGTCGAACAGCGGTGCGCTTATTGGTGAAGACCGCCTTGTTCACTACACTTACTCGGCCGAGCATGAGTTCTCCGACCGCGTTGAGGGCGAGGAAGCCACTCGCAAGGGCATGGTAGTATGGGATGCGCTTTGCCTAAAAGGTTCGTGCCACATTTGGATTGACGGTGAGGGCGATGCAGCCAACAATGGTGCGACGACCTATATCATCTGGGACAGCGCGACAGCTCCTACATCCAGCGACGTTACGAACGGCACAGTTGTTTACTTCACCGTTGACTGTGTTCTGAATGCCAACCAGACGGCACAGAACGGCACGACATGGAAAGTTACGGTTAGCGGCAGCACGCTGACGTGGGAAGAGTTCACCGGCACTGTTGAGGCAGGCGAATAGACAGGCAATGCTATCTTCAAGATATTTCTATTTCTATTGATTAGTGGCGGGTGGCCAGAACGCCATTCGCCACTATTTTTTTTTACAATGTATTACAAATAAAAAGAATCAGATATGATACGTAAGATACGTAAGACTTACGGTGTGTCAGGTCTTATAGACTGGACTACTCAGATTAAGGCAGGTAAAGGTTCTGTTCTGGTACACTTCACCGGTGGCGCCTTGACTGCTTATGGCGTAACTCCTGCGAAGTATTCTACTTGCAATCCTTTTTTTCAGAGCGTGATAGAGAACAGCGAACAGTTCAAG